ACCAGAAGCAAGTACTTTTAGTCCCTTACGTGCTATAAATTCATTAGCCATTCCTTATCTCCAAAATAGTTTATATATAAATATCACAAGAGGTTAGGAAACAGTGTAAATGTAAAACTGATATTCCATGTTCCCGACCCAATACCTTGACTATATGCTCTAAATCGTACATCATTTGCAATTTTTACTAAATTAAATGACAAGTCTGAAGTATCGCCGATGTCATTTGTAGAATTATCAGTATAAACTATGTCACTGCCACTCCAAGATGCCATGACCTTTCCAAATCGTGCAGCACCAATTCGTTGTGCATTATATTCTACCGATGCGCCGGAATATGTGATGGATGATATTAACGGGTCCGCATTAGCAGTTTCAGCAAAAATATTGGTTAACGTAGACCCTTCTATTGTTACAACTTTATCTGCGGCCACTAAATCTAATTGTGTAATATTATACGACCCAGAATTATTTAGAGTAACAACAGATGACCCTGATACCGTATATAACAATCTGTCCGATATGTTTAATGCCAATTCCCCTTGTTGTAATGAGGATGTTGTTGGAATTGACCCAGGTGTAGTACTACGTTTTATAAGAATTGTATCTGCCATATTTAAAATCCCATTATCTGTTTAATTTGTGATACAAAATTATTTACCACAGTGTTGCATTCTGCCGAAGTGAGTTGTACTTTACTTACCTTACTCAATAAACAATTTTCTAATGTTAATGGCATCAATAAAATCCCCCATCAATAAAACTTGCCGTTAATGCCCGACTTGCTGTACCATATAAAGAACCAGTAATTCCATTTGTAACATTCAGTGAACCAGATATCTGTACTTCATTTCCCGCAGCATATATAAGATTACTTCTATTGCTATCGTCAGTTCCATTACCTACAATAAAAGCTGCGGGTACGGATGATACAGCGTTAAATTGGCCTTGTACGTGTTGGTGGTCGGCTAATGCTATTGTTTGATAACCTTCGGCATGTGAATATGAACCTGATGCTATTGTATCTTGACCTTCAGCGTGTGAGCGGCCTCCGTATGCTATTGTTCCTAATCCTTCTGCGTGTGAAAAAAGTCCTATTGCCTGTGTACTATCTCCTTCGGCGTGTGAGTTTTCTCCTGTTGCTGTATTTCCCAATCCTTGAATAAGAGAGCCTGTTATAGTTTGATTTCCATTAAATTGATTTGAACCAGTTGTTGCAAATCCAAGCGCAACAATTTGAGTTGAACTACTGACAATATTTGTAGGTATGTTAGAGAGTCCAGTATAAGATACTTGACCAGAACTTGATACGATACCACTCGGAACATTACTAAGTCCCGTATACGAGACTTGTGAGGAACTGGAGACTACTCCTGACGGGAGTCCGCTCGGAAGTACATACGATGCACTCGTTGCCCAACTGGCAGTCCCAACCAATGCCCCCGTAAGTACTCCGGTAAATGAACCAGTAAACGATCCCGTATTGACTTGCACAGAACTACTGACCGTGCCTACTGCAACTGGGGCGTATGATGCAGAAATAGAATTATTTGCCCAACTTCCTGTACCTATAAATCTACCAGTAAATGAACCACTGAACGAACCGGTATTAATTTGAACAGAACTGGATACTAATCCAGTTGGTTTATTTGTTATAGCATCCCATGTACTTACGGCACCAGGCACATAACTTGCCGTTAATGCAAATGAACTAGATACTGCATTACTTGCCCAACTGCTTGTTCCTACAAGGTTGCCAACGAATGACCCAGTAAATAAATTGGCTCTAATAGATTGTGATACGGTAAGATTGCCAAAATAGGCATTGGAGGCAGAAATGGTATCATATACAATTGAGCCACCTGCCGCCAATGATTGCGCAATCAGCGCGTAACTAGCCGTGCTTGCATAATCTGCAACGGTAAGATAACTACCAGAGTTATTTGTTACGATGATATCATGGTTATCCACAACAACATTATAGTTGTCTCCAGTATTAACCAATACCTGATATACTTCGCTTGGAGTTACCGTGGAAAGATATTCGCTTCCTTTTTCAATAACAACGGTAATATCCGGTATATCTAGTTTTATATTGTGCATTTATTATCTAGTTACCGTTGGTCTTACTGTTAATCCGCCTTCTAGGATGCGACGAACTACTGGACCTGTTGAGCCACTGGTAATATTAATATCATATACATACTTACGTTGTGTTAGTTGTAGTGTAGATGCAGGATCTAGTTGTATAAATAAACTGCCCGAGGTATATGGAGTTGCCTTTTCAAACGAAAATGTTGCGGCAACTTCATCTGTGGTGTAATTTTCTCGTAATTGGCCGGTGAACGTATAATTGGTAATATCCAATGGAGTATTGTTATTACTACGATTTTGCAATTGTACGAGTATTTTAAATGTTTCACCTTGCCCGACTTGAAAATCTGTAATATCTGCCATATAATTCTCATTATAAAGAATACTCTAGTATAAATATCAAAAAGTATGTTAATAGGGTGGTTTTATATGACTTTATATACAAAATCTCCACAGCGTAATTTGTAACGCCGTGGAGATTCTATATCTATTATTACAACAAGATCAATAATTCAAAACACAATAGTCGGGCTGGACGGTAAGTGTGAATGTCATCACATCATCAGTACTCCAATCCATTTCACCAAAGTTGACTTCAGTAATTTGTGCGCCCTTGATAATCCATTCTTCGACTTTATCACCCACTGGGCCAAGCACATTGAGTGTTAAGTCTTTCTTGTAGAATTCAAGATATCCGTCACGACCCGTGACCGATTCATGATGTAAACGCACCCATTCCATAACGGCTTGTGCGCCTGATGGGACGATTGGGTCATATAATTCCAATGCCATACTTCCCCATGTAGTCTTTCCTTTCACATATCGTTGTACATTGATATGATCAAGTGGCTTTGAATCTTGTTTAATAGTTGGCCGTGCTACTTTTTTTACGAGATAAGAAGGAATTCCATCCATGTATAGGATGAAACGATTTTTCATTTTTGGTTCAAATGCTGTAAAGAACAGCTCTTGTTCTGATACTAGGTTTGCCATGTATAATCTCCGAAAGGATATCTAACTATAAATATAAGAAGGTTGAAAATTGTGAGGGGAGATTTTACCTCCCCCCACCTTTCTCAATTTACGCGGTTGGGAACGTTGCGCCTGTTGGGAGAACATTGAAATCAAGAATAATGAATTCTGCTGTTCGTGTGGGTTGTAGATAGAGTTGTCCGTACAGGATGTTTCTATCAATCACATCAGGCGTGTTATTTGTTTCATCCATGACCACGCGGAATGCGTACAATCCAGAACGTTCTTGTACACTTGCAAGGTATGGGTTGACAATGTTGAGGAAACGATTGCGTGTTGCTTCAACATTCTGTTCGAACACTAAATAACGTGCCGAACTTGCAATATACTTCTTCACCGCAATTAACAAACGACGGACGTTCACACGATCAAGTGCTGATGAACGGCGTTGTAGTGTCTTCTGACCCCATACGCAGATACCTTGTCCTGGGAACTGTGCAATTGGGTTTACCTTTCCTTCGTAGAGTGTATCACGACTTGCTTGTGGTAAGCGAACCTTGACACCGACTGCACTTGCAATGCCACCACGATTTAATCCAGCAGGTGCAAACCATTCTGCTGCAACATTATCGTTGTAAGCATAAATTTCTGGAAGAATTACTGACGGTGGAACCCAAATTAACTTATTGGTATTGGTATCAATGACTCGTAACCACGGATAGTAGGTTGCTGCGTAGTTACTATCAATTTCACCCGCCTTTGCTGTTGCTGTTGCTAATGTAGCGGTTAATCCCGTAGTATCCATGATGTAAAATGCATCTCCACGATCTTCACACAAGGTTAATGCATAATCTGCAATATATGAATGATATTCATAGATAACACCAGGAAGTATTAATAAGTTAAAGTCAAACTGATCTGGATTACTGATGGCATCCAATGCTTTCTTATATGATACTGATCCTGCTGACACAGAGGTTGATAAATTGAACCCTTGACTATTGGTAGCAACGATGTCACCGCCCATGTTAATGTCACGTGCAGGATTTAATCCGTCAAATCCGCCTTGGAAGGCCACCGAGAACTTACGATAGATGAAACTATCTGCGTCTGACAGTGAGATTGCCTTTGGCACTGCTCCATTTGGCACATCCACGATGTTTTCAAGATTAAATACTGTACCAACGGTAACTGAGCCCGATGGAATTGGTCCAAGATAAGAATTATTGGTTTCATTTCCTGCGTCAAAATTCCAACCATAATAATATTTCTTGTCGATTGATTGTGTAGTATATCCTTCAACTGCGCCGTCAAGCCAACGACTTGTGACATAATCTGGTGCCGTTAATTCACTTGATGCCGCCGACACGGTTGATTCATATGCCGCAAATCCAAACGGAAGTGCTGTTTCTGGAATCTGCGCATCCGTCATTTCTACCCAAATATATTGTGAGTTATTTGGGAAGTCACCTTGATAATACATTTCACCCGTTACAGTATCTTCAGTTGGTGCACTGTTACCAATGACCCGTGCAATATACTGTGGACTATCTGGGTCAAGATTTACATTGTCAAACTGTTCTAATATTTCCGAACGTGCATCCGTGTCATCATAACGACGAACGAACATTGTAAAGGTACCAAAATTATATTCAACATCTCCACTGGCTTTCATGTTTGCAAACGATACTTTAATTTCTTTGTTTGCAGAATTGCCGTCACTGAGTGTGTGAATCTTGAATAGATCTAATTTACTACCACCCAACGTTTGTGATTGAATATACGGCGTACTGGCGTGATTGTAATTGCCATATGTTGAGCCATCAAAATTTAACGCAGTACTTGATGTTACTGCTTGGAATGTAATACTAGTTCCGGCGGCGGCCACTGCTTCAGGGAAAATTGCATAAATATATGAATTTTGTGTTGTAATTGGTGTTGAAGCAAAATAATCTTGGAATGCGTTGGAAGTTCCCTCAGTCGGACTCAGTGAACTTGCACTAATGTTGGTACCGCCTGATGCCGATACAACTAAGCTAAAACTACTAGTAGTTCCGGTTGCTGTTGCATTCGTAATCGTATTTCCTGTACTGCTTGGATGTAATACCGCATATACTTTTCTACCCGACGATCCACTGGCATAAATTACCGCAGACTTTGTGGTGGTGGGGTCATATCCAGTAGTTCCTAATACACGAACGATGGTTGCTACACCAGATTCGCGGAGATAATTTTTTGCCGACAATCCCGTGTAATGATTGGTATCTGCTTCGCCAAATCTGGTAATATATTCCTGTTGACCACGCACGATGGTCGGGATAAACGCTGGACCTTTTGGTGTGGGTCCAATAAATGCCGCCCCGATTTCACTAATACCTTGAGTTAGGAAACTTAAATCCCGTTCTCTGGTAAATACGCCAGGGGAAACAATTCTTTCATTTGCCATACGAATCCTCCAAATGGGTTATATTATTCTGATACTTCCCCGGTTTCCATATCTATGTTACCAGTTCCATATGTCTGTTGCAACTTCTCAAATAAAACCCTTTCTTTTTCTTTAAAATCCATAAACGCAGACTGCTGCGCATTAATATCCGTAGAAATACTATCTAACTGTGTTTGTATTAAAAATTTGTTAAGTGTGAGTTCTCCAATTGAAACAACAATTTCAAGTAGTGATTCCCGCATTTTTTGAATTTCTAATAATTCTGCCTCAGTAACTTTTTTCATATCTACCTCATTTTACAAAACGGTTATATATCATACATATATAATTTCGTATCGAAACTTATATAATCTAATTAATAAATATCATTCATTATTCCCAAAGTTATTATTATACATTATTCGTAAGAATTTCTGTGTCAAATACCACTTTTTTTGGAGAATATTGTAATCGAGTCGTTGCTGTTCTATTACCGTTTTTGTCCAATGCACTCTGTGGAAGTATATATGCTTTTACATCAATTGAAAATTTATTACGAACCAATCTATCGTTTGTTGTAGGAAGGTCCGTCAATTGCTCAAACTGAGAAATCTTAGTGATGAATTTATAATTGTTTGCTTCGCCCCAATATTCATCACTTTCAAATGAAATATTTTCAACCACCCCATTCATTTGTTCCATATATTCCGTCCAAATCATTGCTTCATAAGTAAAGTCATAATAATCGGGAATCATCGTGGTGTGATAAATTTGACTTGGGGTAATACCATTTTGTGCGGTAAATCTGTCATAAATATTACGAGAATTCCACCCTGCTTTAAACGTATATTGTTGATACTTGTTTACGGGAGATGCCAGTTGATTTCGTTTCATAGTAGTACGTTTAATCATAATAATTGGCAACAAAATTTTTCCATTCTTATCACGAATATTTCCGTCTTGTTGCGCACTCTTCCATCGTTCTGGATTCCCATAAATTACAGGAATTTGAATTTGTTTGCCATCCTGCATAAGTAAGGGTTTAATCTTTGTCTGTAAATATTTTAAGATAGCGTTGTCCACCGTATATAACCCCACAGACACGGGTGAACTGACGCCTGTGACATGTTTGTTATCCATACCACGGTTATACCGTGTTGGCATTGTAATACGGTTTCTGTCGAATGTAGGCGTACTCATGTATGGGTGTCCTCGATATTAAGACTACTTTTGCGGGTCAAATGTGTTTCACAAATAATATTATGATTATAATCTGGCCTACTTGCAATCAATTGAATTTCGTTCGTATTATCAATTTCATAATAATTTTGATTATAAGAGATAATATCACCGACCTCTGGATATACATCCACCTCTTGTAATAATTTTCTTACAAATCTAAATTCTACGCCAGGTTGAGTGGCATCATATCCAAATCCTTCTGACCCAGGTTGCGTTTTGGGATATTTTATTAATGCGTTTAAACTAATACCACGATACCGTGCTTTACTAATGGATTCTCCGTAAATATTCACATTGGCAATATCTTGAATAATTTTATATAATACGACTTCTACATCAACGACATCAACAACAACTTCTCGGTTGATGTGTTGGAAAAATAAAAAATCCCGTTCAGTGACAAATCGCGGCATATATTATAAGATGTAAAAAGGTACTGGGATATACTTAAACATTGCTTGCATTGCTTCTGCATTTTCCATATGTTTTTTCATTTGTGCTTGATGACCCGTTTGTTCTAAGGTTTCCCGAATTTCTTTAATTAAGTTATCCTTTTCTTGGGCAGATTCTCTACGAAGTGCGTCACCATCCAATCGTATTTGTGCATCTGGAATCGGAATATTTTCATATTTAGAACGAATATTACCCAACACTTCTTTTGCCAATGCAAGTGTATATCGGTATACCCAATTTCGTCCAATACTATTGATATTCTTATATTGAATATTGTCATATGGTATATTTGAAAAATCCGATACTGTACTATTTTCCGAACCTGATTGCAATAAAGAGTTTCCACTTTGTTTGTCATTAACCACGACATAATCAAACCAGATGGTTGTGGCTTGAGTAAAAATTGGCGTGAATCGTATAATATTATTGGATACCATGAAACTATATTGACTTTTACGAATCATATCATTAATTTCAATTGCTTGAATGCGTATCTAATCTTCGAAGGCAGGCATCATCACGAAGGTTACCGGTGGAGAATATCCATCAAATCCAAACTCACTCATGAGGTTTGTTAATCCAAGACCCGTCGTAGCAAATGGATCGTAGTATCGTGCAATTGCTGGTGGCATCTGATGATATATACGACGAATTTCAATTGCCGACCCACTTTCATATGGGTCTGCCCACAATTTTTTGAGGTCATACGACTGCGTATACGCAGAGGCAGTAACAAATCCCTTCTTTACTGTCACACTTCCACCACTTTCTGCTTCTGTGCCATATTGCGCAGATAATTTCACCAGTTGTGGTAATGGAGTCGATAGAATATTTCGTTGCGTAACATTTGTCGATGTACTCATACCTTGCAATGAAAGCATGTGTTCCCGAGCATTAAATTGATTGACTTGATTACTATAAGTGGTAATAGCTTCTTCTAGACAGGTATATAATTGTCGGTGGGTAAGTTCCACATCTACGACAGGATATCCCAATCGTCTTGCTACAAATGACGCAACTTGTGGGGCTTCTGTTTGAAACTCTAGGTCGCTATCGTAAAATCCAAATGGTGTTAAGTTATATGGATTAACGGGAGATTCTTCAAAAATAATTGGTTCACGGTTCTGCATACAAGCCCTCTATTAGAGTCATATACTATAAATATCAAAATAGTTTATATAACCATAACTTTATAACAATAAAAAGGGGTGACCTTTCGGCCACCCCCATTTATCACTATTGTTACCAAGTTACATCTTAGACGAGGTTGAGCTTGTCGATGTAGATCTTGCCGAAGAATTCGGGGCGAACAACCTTCTTCGCGTAACGTGTCATCACGCCACGTCGAGGTGTGAAGTTCTGCGGATCGTACACAAGTGGTGTCATGATCAATGGAATGTATGGTGCGTACACTGCACCCGTTTCCAAGAATTGGTTACCACGGAAGCCCATCAACAACACATTTTCTGTCATGTATGGGTTCTTGTATACGGTGAAGCGGTTCTGGAAAGAACCAATCTTCGTTACACCGGCTGCGAATTCCATCTTGTCGCCATCGGTTCCGGCTGCAAAGCCAGGGATGGTTTCAAGAATCGTTGCAACAGTTGGTGACACGACTGCAAAGTTAGCACCGCCACGCATCGTGAGCTGATGAATCTTGTTACTAACCTTCTGCATCTTCTGACCAAGTGTTTGGAACCAGGTCATGTTGGTCCATGCTGTGCCCGTGAAGGAACTTGCGGCAAATGCTCCACCTGCTCCCGGCTGTGAACCATTCCAGACTGAACCAATTTCTGCTGACCAGTATTCCGTTGTAGTTACTGGTGCTGCGTTGATTAACATATCAAGAATTTCAAGGTCAATTTCCATTGCAACATAGTCACTTAACATGGAAGTGAGTTCTGCTTCAGCGTCCACTGAATGATATGCGTTCAAGTCTTGTGCAAGTTCTGGTGACCATACTGCCTTCAACTTACGTGTCTTGGCAACGATGGTTTCCGAACGAAGTTCCAAATCAATTTCTGGAATTTGGAGGTCTGTTCCTGCATTGATACCCGTTGTACTGGTACCACGGAGAGGATCACGATCTTCGAAATCACCACGTGCAGTATCGACGGGTTGCTTCGTGAATGTAACACTGTTTAATATTGAATTAAGTGACCCACTTGCAATAAAGGTAACATTGGTTCCATCATACTTCGTGAATTCAGGAAGGGTGTTTGCACCAAAATCTAATGTTGATCCACTTGGAACGAATGAACGAACTGCTAAGAAATCAGCATTTGGTAATACGGATGCAGGAACCGTAAACTTACGAAGACTACCAGTTGCTACATAGTCTTGATTGAAGTTTACATCGGAAAATGATACCGATGCAGTGGTGATGCTTAATGACGCAGTAATTTGGTCATTCAATGAATATCCGAAACGACCTGCGCCATATAGACCACCCGTGTTCGTATTACCAAACCCACCCCAGGTTGACGTTGCTGCTGTACCATAAAGTGACTGTCCTGCCGTTTGACCATTTGACGTTGAACCATACTTGAAGTCCATGTAGAACACAAGTCCAGCAGGTAAGTTCATAGGTTGCACTGATACGAAGTTCTTTGCAGCAATTGAACCGAAGACCTTACGAACTAATGGAAGTGCAACACCGGCCCAGTTTTCACCACTGGTTCCTGCTGAGTTCGTCTTACTGTTTTCCGAGAGAAGCTGTGTTGCTTGGTTTTCAAGCATTACGGCCATACCCTGCTTTTCATAGCCCTTCAATCCTTCTAGGAGGCCTGAACCTTCCCACTTACCTGCTAATTTACGGGTCTGGTCGATAACGTGCTTGTGTGCACTGCCCGCTTCATTGATAAATTCTGATACATCTGACATAATTTATATCTCCTTAAAAATTAAATGATTCCTGCAAGTTCTTGTAATCTTTTTGCTACCGTGTTCTCCACG